ACTCGGGGTTTTTAGACAAGTTAGATAAGCCCGCCTGCAAAATAGCCTCGGACAATTCAGAAAGCTCATCGCCAATCAAGATAACTCGTTTTTGTTTTATCCCGATAAACTTTCCAACCGCTTCTCGCGTTTTGCTTTTTTCTGCGGCGATTAGAGAAATGCCCGCTCGCTCAATGAGCGTCCCTTTCTCATCAATGTAAGCGGCATTACCAATCGAATCCCGAATCTTAATCGGGGCACCATCAATCACAGACAGCAAAGACATGACTGAACCCCAGATACGTTTGCGGGCTTCGCGCAATGTGGTCGAGGTCATCAAGACCAAAGTGTCCTTGGGCTTAGACAACCAGTTAACGATTCCCCATGCCGCCATAGTATGCGACTTGCCAGAAGAAGCGGAACCGCCGATAGCCAAATACTTGTTGTTGAGTGCCGCCCAAATCATTTTTTCGGCCCACGGGTGCTTCACCATTAACTTTTCAGGGAGATCTTCATGGTTCCACAGCTCGTCACAAATCCGCCAGAAGTAATACTCCTTTGCCCGTAGATGTTCGTGGTTAGCAAACCCATACAACAAAGCGGTAATTAGACTGGTGGGAGGAATCAAAAGCCCTCCTACGTCCATGCGTTTTGTTTTCCCGTCGATTCTCGGTTCAAGTATCTGCTTGATGGAAGAATTGCTTACCGCCATAATCAAACACACAGATTACGTCTTAACAAAGTGCCTGACAAACCTAAAGACAGTCTCCAGCAGAGAGCTTTGACTATGTATAAAGCAGACTGGAAAACAGTTTCTATAGCTAAAGAGTTGGGAGTTCACCCCGGCACAGTGCGTCGGTGGTTCAAAAAGATGGGGATTCCAGCAAAAAAGAACGGACTACAGCCGCATGTAGACGTTCCCGAGGAAAAACCCGCCGACGATCTAGCAGATGCAATCGACCAGCAACTGGAGTCTACTACCGACGAAGCAATTCGTCGGGCGAGCCACGACGCTCGGCAAGAGGAAGATGAGGCAATTCTTGAAATCGCTGAAAGGCAGTCGAGTCCCGCTGATAAATACCAGCACTACGCGGCGGCAACGGGGATAAAGCTCATGCGGGACAGCGTGAAGAACTTGCGCCCCGCCAAGACAGTCCGCGAGTTGTCAGAGCTTGACCAGTTTATCCGCAGAAACCTCGGCTTGAACGCCAAATCAGGGGGTAGCGGAAAAATGCAAATCGACATTTCTATCCTCAACAACACGAAAGCAGATCGAGGTGACGGGGCGGTTAAACCGATTATTGACTTAGACTGATGATTTACGATTTTGACTCTGGGGCACCTGAGTTTAGTGGGGCGCACTATGTGCCGTCTGACGACCCATACTTTTACCGACAAGTTGATCCGACTTGTTACGAAGGGTTTTCGGAATCTCCTGAAGGCGGAAAGAAAAACGGGGTGATGATGTTCAGTGAACTAAAAGACGCTTACATTGGTGTTGTTGAGCACCCCCGTAACCCTCCGGTTGCTTGCTACTCAATAGCAGGGACTAAGATTATTCTTAAAGAGAAGCACGGGCTAAATGAAAAAGAAATTGAACTGGCGCTTGACCAACTGAAGTCGTGCGACCTCGGGCCAAATACTCCCTGCTTTCTTGACTCGGATACTTTAGGGGAATGAAAAAATTGTTCCAACAAAGATCGGTCGAGACAAACCCCACAGTCTTGATAAGGAAAGAACACCCATTGAAAAATGATTTCTTTTTTATCCACAAGAAATTAGTGGGGACATTTTTCAGGGTAATACCTACAACTGGAAAAGAAGTCTTCTTCATTCAGGGGCTAATAAAAAATGCAACCGTGTTTACTCCTGAATCAGGGAACGGATTGATAATCTCTCCTTCTTGTTTAAAGGGGATACAAGAATGATCGTCGGCATCGACAATGGGCTAGACGGAGGGCTTTGCGCTATCTCTAAATTTGACGGAGGCATCATCGATAAAATTGCTATGCCGACAATGCAGCGCAGTAAAAAAAGAGAAGTTGACGCAGCAAAAATAAACAAGTGGTTGGTAGATCTCAACACGCCGTTCACGCTGGCAGTAGAGGAACCGCTAGCCCACGCGAAGAGTTCGCAGGCAGTCCGTTCGATGGCGTTGAGCTTTGGAAAGATCGTCGGGATGGCCGAAGTCAAAGGCTACGACTTAATGCGCGTCTCTGTCCATAAGTGGCAAAAACAAATACTAGGTAACATCCCAAAGGGAATGTCTAAAAAAGCGGCCCTTGCTACAGCCGAGCGGCTTGCTCCAGAAGAAAACTGGTTAAAAAACAAACGATGCCGAACTCCTCACGACGGAATGATTGATGCGTTTTTAATTGCTCAATATATTTTGACAGGGCGACAAAAGCAGATATAGTCCGGCCCATGCCAGATAGCCATTCTGATCGAGACCATGCCGAATTTTCGCCCTCTGCCCTGAAGTATATTGCGGGCTGTTCTGGGTTCCACGGGAGAAGTGGGACGAATGCCGCCGCAGAAAAAGGCACAAGGATACATGAGGCGTTGGAAGTTGAGAACACATCCAACCTTCAGAGCGAAGAAGAAATTTCTATCTATGAGCAAATCATGGAGGAAGAAAAGGCGTTCCTTGCTAACTACGCCCAGAGCGGAAGACTGCTGCAAGAGGACTTCAAAGAGATCCAGTTGACCGTTGAACTGGAGGGGACAGAAACTTGGGGGACATGCGACCGCCTTACTGTCTTCGACGACAACACGGCGGTTCAGGCTGATTACAAAACGGGGATCTCTATGATTGATCCACCGGAAAAAAACTGGCAGGCCCAAGCCTACACCGTCGGCAGCTTTCAGAAGTTCCCTGAGCTGAAAGAAATTACATTTGTGTTTTACGTCCCCGTTAGAAACGAGACGCTGTTTCACACGTTCACTCGGGATGATATTCCTGCGCTTGTCAGGAAACTGTCGGAGACAATTAAGAAAGCAGAGAAAGTCCGACCTAAATGGAACGGCGGCACACCGGAACTTTCCGATCTAACTCCCACCGTAAACTGTAGGTTCTGCCGCCACGAAGATGCCTGCCCTGCGCTGGGCGGGTTAGTCGTTTCGGTTGCAAAGAAAATCAACACTGAGCTACCCGACGTTGACATCGACGAAACAGATGACCCAGAGGTTGTGGAGCAGCTATGGGTTATCGCAAAGATGGTATCGAACTGGGCTGACCGTCTGAAGAAACGGGCCGTCGATATGGCTAAAAATGGAATAGAGTTTCCAACTTTACGTCTCCGCAACATGGGGGCTACAAAGAAGGTAGAGAACAATATGGGGCTGGTAGAACTTGCTGAACAGTTCGGGTTGGATAAGGACGAAGTGCTGGAGACGGCTAACCTCCCCCTTGCAAAGTTGGCAAAAGTGGTAGGGGACAAAGTGCCAAAGGAAGACCGGAAAAAAATTTCTCAAGAATTTGTTGACGCCTGCGTTGAGCAAGGTATTGTCACGGCCACTCAGGCGAGGCACACCCTCTCCTAAACAGAGAAACAGAGAAACAGAGAAACTATGGCAAGTATAACTAAGGCCGCACCGACGGAAATCATGTCTCCTGCGAGCATGAATATCGAACCAACGGACATCGAGATTCCACGAATCAACATTGTCCAGAAGACATCGGACATCGACGCTCCTTTTGGGAGTATCGTGATCGACAAACAATTCGTGATCGCTGAACCGGAGACGGTTATTTTGGCGGTTCCGGTTTCAGTAACAAAGGGGTGGCGCGAGGACATCCCTTACGATGACGACGAGATTCCGCGTATCGCTAACTCTCAGGAGGAGCGGGATGAAATCGCAAAGACTTCGGAATACCCTATTCTGGAGTTTGCAGACATCACGTTGGCGATTGAGAAGCCCGAGAAAACAAACGCGGCGGCGGCATTCCCGTTCCCAATCGGGGGTAAGTTTTATGCTCTTGGCCGCATTAACACGGCAAAGGATGCATACCGTCAGACGTTCAAGCGTCTGGCAACCTTCACAATGTTTAACCCTGATAC